ATGGAAGACATTTTCGTCGTGAAGCGTTGCAACAAGATCATCATCCATGGCCGCCGAGCCGGGGAAGTCACTCATCAACCCCCCGACGCTGCTGTCTGGTATCGAATTGCCGATACCCGCACTCGCGGCTTCATCGGTGACGGCTTCGATCTTGAAGAAGACGCCCGGCGCGCATGCCAGCTGCTTAATGCCAGGTCCCGCGTGACGGCCCGACAAGGCTGAAAGGCGGGTCTATACTGAAAAAGCTGAAGGAACAGCGTCCCCATCGGCAGAAAGCTCGCACCTCGCGGGCTTTTTGCTGCCATTGCCAGGTTTCTTGAACGGAGGTGTTACATGTCCGAAAAAGAGTCCATCACCACCCTGCTCACCTTGCTTGATTCACGCCAGGCGCGTTTGGCTGCGGCGTGCAAGGAAATTGCCGACTGGGTCGATCACCAAGGCGGACACCCGACTGCCCTGCGAATCCGTGATCGCCTGAACGATATCGAGAAAGACACACCGTTGATCCGCAACACCCTGTCTTCGCTCAAACCCGTCGACCGGCCGCTGCCACGTTTCAGATAGTCTGATCGGGATACTCGATTCGCGGACATGGCCTGATCCAGGACGCATGAACGGCGGCGTTATCGCTACCGGGTGCGTCCTTGTCTGAGTGCTCTTGCAAATACCGCCTGGCCCCGCGCCGGGATTTTTTTGCCCATACCTTTCACGTTGCTTTCACATTGCTTGCCCTAAGGTGGAATCACTCCTTTGATGAATCCCCTTGGCCCGCCCGCATGCGGGCCATTTTTTTGCCTTTTTTCGGACCATCGAACGTCGTCGAGCACAGAGGGTCAAAACCATACACGTCACAAGGAGACGTCTAATGGTTACTCACTTCAGCGTCAGCGGGCATCTTGCCTGCGGTCACCAAGGCAAAAACCTGGTTTCAACGCGCGAACTGAACCGGGTGAAATGCAGAAGCTGCCGAAACACCGACGCGTACAAAGATGCACGCAAAGATCAACGCAACTCGGCACGCCGGGCTGCACGCAAAACCAAAGTCACGCATACCGCCAATGACTGGCGCGCGGCTTGGGTCGAGCGCCTCACCGCGCTGGCCGGACGACAGCGATTGCCTCGCGGATTTACCGGTCAACCTTTCGTTTAGCTTGATGGTCGGCGGCTGGATCCGGTCATCGGTGCTCAGCCGCCCTTGCTGCAGAGGAAATCCTGATGAACAGTCGATTCCTGCTTCTCGTCATCGTCAGCCTGAGTCCGAACCTGGTCATGGCCCAAGGGTGTGACGTGATGACCCGGTCCCAGAGCCCTTCGGTCCCGGTTGTTGAATCTCACACTTGTTACGAATACGAAGGCATGCCGGTGGACGCCATCGACTGGTCATGCAGCAATGAAAGCAAAGAGATGCTGACCAGCACCAAGAAAAAAGTCGAACAATGTGGTGATCATTATCAAGCCACCTGCCTGGCCACACTCACGCAAGAGTCCCTGGCAAATCCCCAGTCCATCAGCAAGGACAAAAACAGCCAGTCGGTCAACATCCCTAACAATGCCCAAATCACCACGTACTACTACGGGGCCGAGCAGTTGAATCAGTCAAAGATCGACTGCGAAACCGGTGGCGGTAGTTGGAAAACCAGATAAAGGCCAGGTAGTTGGCTGAACATTACAAAGGTGCAGCTGACAACCCTGCAGAGACTCCGTCAGGTTGTTGTTCATTCGGGTAAACTGCCGGCAGTTGCTTTACTCGACAGCGACATCAAGCGTGCACCATGAGGCTTTGGATTCTTTAAATCGGGCGCTGGACCGGATCGGAATTGGCGAAGTCGCAGGGTTGCGAGGTTTAATTGATGACCGCCACGAATCTGAAAATAGGCTTATCCCATGGCTCACTCACTCAAATACCAGATAACCGAATCCGTTCGTGTCGTAGAGATTGAGGTGGGAAAACTGCTCGATTTAGCCACGATGCTCAAAGACGATGGGAATGATGTCCTGTCAACGACCGTGTCGGATCAGGCCAACAAATTGCTCGAGGCATCGGTAGCGCTGAGAATTGCGATGGCGGGCTGACTGCTTGAGTCATCTCTAATCCGTCACCTTTTTTTTGTTTACCCGTCACGTGCTCGTCACACTGCCCAATCACACTGCAATCAGCCAAAAGGATTTGGCCACGTGCAAAAGAAAGCCCGGCCTGGTGCCGGGCTTTCGCGTTTTACTACGCTAGAGCAGTCGAACTCATTCAAGCGCCTGATTCAGGATCGCTAGCAGGCATGCCGCGAGCCTCCTGTTCATTTTCGTCCTGATCGTTCATCTGTGGGTCGGCCTTCGGGTTAGCGACGCGGCTGGCCGTACCCGCTTCTGGATGCTCACTCGATACCGAGTCAGTGGCAGCAACGTCGGCCATGTCTTCATCGACCGGCGACTCATCGTCCGCCGGTAACGGGACCTCTGTATCAGTTCTTCTAGGGTCGTGGCCCGTTTCGTTATCGGTGCCACTCATTACGCCCTTCTGGGAAATATTCCCGGGTGCATTTTCATCAATGTCCATACTCGCTCTCCCTTGTGAAACGCAGAATTGCGCGTGCTTAGCATTGAGAGACGGCCGAGGATCGTAAGTGCCAGACGATGGACGAACGGCGGATACAAAAAACCCAGCGCGATGGCTGGGCTTATGAAGGGACGAATGCGGATCAGAAACAAACAAAGGTTTGCGACAGCTTTCGCCCGCAAACCCTTGATTTAAGATGGTGCCCGAAGCCGGAATCGAACCGGCACGCCCTTACGAGCGGGGGATTTTAAGTCCAGCTTTAATTCTAATTAAATCAATACCTTAAAGCGTATTTTACTACGCAACTGGATCTTTTTACGCCCTTCTGCCTCCGCCATTTACCTACCTTGCAATGTGAGTTGCGGAGCAAAATCACCTTTACTCAGGCAGCACCAAGTCTGTCAAAAGCACGAAGCGCAGCTGTATCGATGATGGATTGGAGCAACCAACCATAAAGACCCTGAAAACAGAGGATTACAGAAACTCTCTGTCCCACTCGTACCAATTTCGTACCATCCCGATCCTTGCAAGCGGGGTTTTTTAAGATGTATATCTGCTTTTACATTAAGCAGATAACGGCCATTTTCTGTCGGTCGCAGGTGCCTACGAATTCAAGGAGAATTTAGTTGTATCTCGCTACAGAGGCTTGCCTCTGATGCTCGGTATCACAACCCACACCTACAATACCGACGATATGACAAGCGACTGGCTTGCAGCCCCCGCCACCATTTCTGGCATTCAATAGATTTTTAGCCGGAAGGAGCACCCCGGCTGTCTTGATTCATTGCAGGTCAGTTTGTGGCGGCATACTGACGTCTGAAATCAGTGCGGGCATCTGAAAAGTTGAGCATTTCTTTACACCCTGGGAGTTGGTCATCGTGGCAGGCATCCTTGGTCTCCCTAGACTCGCCCTTGTCCAGTGGATTGGGGCGAGGTAACACAATTTGGAGGCTATCGGAGAGAGGATCCCCCAGCGCTTCATCGGACAGGCGCGTTACAAGACATTTACTGAGACGATGTCCGTGCATACGGTCGGACCTATGCAATAAGAGTCAAATTGCTCACCTCCGTGCCTAAATGGAAAACCATGAAGGAGTGGCAAAGCTCGCTTGAAACAGATCTTTTGCCCCACTTATTTGATCAACTCTCTCAGGAATGGCGTGCACAGGTATCGTATTAAGTAGCATCGAGTACATCGAAGGTGGCGCTAATGCGCAATCTTGGTGGTGCCGTCTTGAAATAGAACGCGAATTATTTTTGTGATGCCAGGAGACAACACGCTCGATACCCGGTAACTTCAATTTTTAACGGCAAGCAAACCAAGCTGACCCTGGGAGGGGAAAATGTTGTTTGATAAGTTTAAGGATATAATTAAAGAGTTCTGGGGCAGTTATTTCGAGCATGTATCAAATGAGCAAAAAGCTGGCAGACTTGAGCCTGCTAATGCGACTATTTTATACCCAAACATATTATTATTAACAAACTGCAATGGTTACTATATCGCAGAACTCATGGGCGCGTCTAAAACTTATACAGGACTGAAGCTTAAAACTCACAATGAACCGTCGATTAATCGGTACTTTAGGCAGTTTGACGATCACACCCGAGGGGACACCTCTTTCATCCACTTCAATTCACGCGGCGTGGTATATGACACCGTTACCATTGCGAGCGATATAAATCTCGAAGGGACTATTGAAAGATTTCCTGCCTTAGAAATGTACGAAACTACGATGGTTTGCTCGAAACCCACAAGCAATTTATTCTCCTTTGGCGAAGAATTCACATCTTGCGCACTTCACAATGTTGTTCTTATCAATAAAAATGAGCTAGCCACCAGAGCCAAATTCATACTGGGCCTATTTGTTTTCTCAAGCAAGCTCACCAAAAAGGCACTAATTAAAGAATGTGAATATTTTATTGACGGAGAGGACGTTCGAGGAGTCCGTAGATTTGAGGGGGATATCGAGGAGCGAAAGTATGTGGCCAGCCAACTTCAAAACACGTTCTTATTCCATGGACTGAGGGAAACGACAATCGGAGAATTTATCAGACTACACCCTGATATAATCAAGCGAGCATTTGACACTGATCATTTTATCTACGAGCCGTCTCTCGATTGGAAAGAACATGACGGCACTTGCGAAGATACAGCTATCAACCCCGATCTGCTTGTACGGCGCAAAGACGGTACCTATGACATCTACGACCTAAAAACAGCATTATTGACGAAACCAAGCCTTACAATCTCTGATCGTAAGAGACGGCAGTTTGTTGATACAGTCCGCGACGGAGTAGCTCAACTAGGGAACTATTTGGAATATTTTAGCTACCCCAAAAATGCAAAACATGCACTGGAAAAATATGGCGTAGTGGTCAGCGAGCCAAATTTAGTTTTAATCGTTGGGAATTACGAGAATTTTGACGCAGCTAAAGTTTCACAAGCAGGCAGACTGCTACCCAACCTTCAAATCATTGATTACGATACGGTAACCCACTTATTTATGGGCCTTACGCAAGCTAATACTCCTCCAGCCATATCGACCCTATAATATTTATCACATGAGACCGGGCGCCATAATTTATGTTGTCTTTATGGCGCTTGGTTGATACGCGTTTATTTAGCTATTGCTATTCGACGGCAAAATTCAGGAGATTTAAATAGGCAAGTATAGCCTTAAACCTCCTGCTAATAATCAATGTATCGAAGTGCAGTTAAATTGATCACATCGAAAAACGTTTACTGCAAGAGAAAACCCCCAACTTGATAAGCCAACATGAAACATCACGAACCGTGATAAATTTAGCGGCGTTTTCGTGTCGACAATATTCTGTCATATTAGGACTGATGAACTTATTGTGATGGCCTTGTAGGGAAGCCATGGGTACGAGCTCCCAGGCCGATAAGAGCGTTCGATACTCTCACCCGCTCCACTATTTTCAAGGCCTCCAGCGGTAGAAGTAAAGTCAAGCGAGACTGGTGACAGTTACTGGAGCCCTGAGTGTGTTTGTGCTGCAGCTTGCATGCACAATATGTGATGGACCTTGCCAGCCCCCCAAGGTGCCTTTGGCTTTTCATGTTGACCCACGGGAATGAGGTTAGGAAGGTTAGTTTTTTACTAATCACCCTGAAAGCCTTATCCTTCGCGGCTTTGCGGTCGATGCCATGGGTTAGCTTTAAGGTTATGATAGGTAATTTCCTAACCTTTATAACTGTTAAAAACCAAACAAAAAAACTCATATAAATCAATAATTTACGATTTGCTAACCTCAAACTTAACCATAACTAACCTTCCAAAGTTAGTCCTCAAACCCAGCAAATATGGGGCCTCCAGAACACCTCCCTCCCCCTTTCTAAAAACTAACCCTTTTCCCGAGCCACCTCTCAAAATTTCCCCAGACTGCGCCCCAGTCAACATCTCCAAAACGGGCTACCCTCGCAGGGATTCGCAGGCTTTTTCTCCCCCATTAATGCCAGAGCAAGCCCAGCCAGGCCCGCGCGACAGCACCTGCGGGGCGTGCAGAAAAAGCGCCCTATTTAGCCCGCAGGCGTGGCGGGGGGACGACAGCGCGCGCCGGGCCCAGTTTCACTCCCGCCAGGTCGCAGGCACGTTCAGGATTCGATCACGGAAAATGAAAGACTGCATCGGGGCGGGAGGGTCGCAACACGGTGGGCCTTGCGCGTCCGAAAAACGGGCGCACGAATTGTGTTCAGGAGCGGCAGCAACAGCTGCTGAGCTGGGTTACTTCGTGGGCGTCTTCAGTGGTTGACGGCTTAGCATCGCTACCGCTTTGGCTCACATGTCGGTGTTAGTCCAGAGTCCTGGGCTTGGCGTCAGATAATTCGTAGGCGCACACGACCGCCAATTGAGCGGTTTTTTGTGCCCGCAGCATGGTGGACTGTATTGGGCGGGCCGTGTGTGGGTGCCTTCGGGCATGCAGGCCCTACGACCGGTACGCCAACCCGCACGGTTCCGCGCACCCAAATTGGCGTTTGGGTAGCGGAAAACACACCGCTTCGTAGGAGTAACCGCTATGTCAAAGCGCACCACTGATAGTCCGCTCACTCATCTTTCCCCTAAGGCGCATGAAAACGTCATTCTTATGACCCAACGTGGCTACCTGTTGCTGGTGAAGTCATTCGCCGATGAACTGTCCTGGCAGGTGCAAGACATGCTCGTAGATGGTTACTTTGAAGGGCAACGCCTTGCATCTCCGCCCGTCACTCAACGCATCACCCAATCCCGACATCGCCTAGCCCTGGCCAAGGAGCTGTACCGCACCCGCGATGCGGGTCTGCGTGAAGTCATCCATCAGCAGCTTGATGAGGTGTCCCGGGCTATGGGCCTGCCCACGCCGGAACTCGAAAGCCTTGGACGCTCTAGCCCCAAGGCTCCGGATGTACTGAAGTTGTTTTGGGAAGCGCTGGCTTTCCTCGACGACAGGGGTGTCGCGTACAATCACGCAATAGCCAGCAACATGCGGGCCCTCAACCTGCGGGAGTTAGATATCCAATTGCTCGATCACGGTCATCCTCTGCGCTTCGATAGCGCACTACGACAAGCGCTTTGGCAAAGCCATTCCCCGCGATGCCTGCACAAAAACCGAACCCTTCACAGTTGATCGTCCGGTAAGAGCATAAAGTGCTGGGTATTCGAAAGTGCTGCAGAGCAGGGTGTTTTTTGATTTAATTACTAAAACTTGAAAATTAAGGACAATTATTTTGGCAAATGTAGATTTAGACTCAACATATGAAAAAATGTACACCTACGAGGAGGAGATAAAAGACAGTATAAGCATAAAAACTCAACTAATATTTACAGCAATATTCATTCTAATTTCAACAACCGTATACCTTGCTCGCTTCTTGGACTTCTCCGTTAAACCCGACATCGCCTACGTTATCGCGTTCCTTGTAAGCCTTGTGGTAATTATCGCTGCCTTTTCAACTTACTTTAACTTCCGAGCCTTTAGCGGATCTGAATTTAACAGAATGCCCTATGCTTCAAAAGTTCAAGAATACTATGATGAACAAGTTCAATACAATATTGATGTTGAACAATACAACACTACTGTCGAACCAGACGATGAAGTAGAACTTATCGATCCTAAAAAAGAGACCGAAGCCTTTATCTCAAAAACCTACATCAATTGCGCAACTCACAATGCGCTGGTCAACGAAGAGCGCTCCAGATGGGTTTTCAAGGCGCTTGCTGGTTTCCTGCTTGCGTGTGTTCCCTTGGCCATCGCCAGTTTGCTATTTGTAATTTTTGATATGGATACTTCATCCCCTCGGAAGAACTTATCGATAAAAGATAGCTATGTTGGCGGTGAAATAGCCTCTTTGAAAAACCAACTAGCTACTTCATCCAATGTTGACGTTATAGCGAATCTTGAAAAAAGAACTATAATCTTAGAAAATGCTCTTCGTGAAACAGGTGAAATCCAATTGAGCGATTCAAAAAAAACCAGTAACACCGAGCAACAACCAAAGCCGCAGGCTCCAGTTAAGCCGAGTGCACCTCCGTCACGAATGACGTACGATGACGTCAATGGTGGCCCGAATCGGAGTTCAAAATGAAAAATGATGCTGGTAAATCAAAGCCAACAGCCACAAGGCCAACACCGCCAAAAAAACCTACTGAGCCTGTTGTGCGTCGTATCGTGAACGAGAAAGTCATCAATCGGGAGATAGCACTGGGACGATGACATCCTGCCTGAATCGTTAGGGCTCCCAAGTGGTACTACATCGAGCTGGTGTTGACGCACCAGCTCGTCGCCTCGTTTATCACTGCGCTGAATCTACTTCCCCTCTCCCAGCTCAAAAGGCTTGAAGCGAATAACCTCCTCGCCCAGCCACTCGTTGATTTGCTGCAGGCGCGCCTGCAGCGGCTCCAACTCGTTCAGCCCCCAGACTTGGGCGGCTTCACGCATCGAACCAAAGCCCCCGGAGTTCTGCGGCACAATGCCCATCAGTTGCGGATAAATGCGCAGGGCTGCCAGCAGATCGTCACGGCTGATGTTCTTGATCGAACCGAAATCATCCTTGGCCGCCACCTCACTGATCGGGATCAGTTGGATGCCGTCCTTCTTTCCACCAGGTGCATACATGAACAGGTTGCGGAAGTTGCCCGGGCCTTTACTGCTCTTCATCGCGCCGCGTAGATCCGTGACGAAGTCCTCGTTCTGCGCCGCGTCGGTCATGTAGAGAATGAAGCCGGCGTGGCTGCCGTTCTGGTAGTACTTGCGTCGAAACAAGGTCGCCGCCTCATTGAGCAAGGCGCTCTGCAGCGCAGACAACCACTCAGGTAATCCGTAGATCTCTTGGTTGATGTCAGCCTCCCGCAGGTGGCAAATGCTGTCTTTTCGAAACTCGTGTTCGTCGCGCCAGCCACGCACCTGGAAGTAACTCCCCTCCTCGATGCCACGGCGCACAAATTTGGCCATGGCCGGCAACAGCCCCAAGGCTTGGCGCAACATGTTGTCGCGCTTCTCCAGATAGGCATTGCCACACCAGATGAAATCCAGGGCGACCTGCTCAAAGGCCTGACGACTGAGCAGTTTGTGCGGGATGAACGTCCGCGCCAGGGCATTGCGCTTGAAGTTGAGCCCGGATTGCAGGTACACGCTGGCCCGAGTTGACTTGGCCAGGCCATCAAGCGACAGCGGTGGCTCGTACCAGCGCCCGTTCGACCAGCATTCTAGATAGTCGAGGATCTCGCGGCCATCGAGCACCGGTACCGGATCGCCAAAGGTGAATGCATGGGCCTGACTCTGCGCGGGCAGCGCCTCAACCAGATCGGTGGTCATCAACAAATCTCCATGATGCCGGTGTTGGCAGCGGTCTGCCCTTCCAGCGGCTCGTTGTGCAGGGCGTGGAACAATGCCCACGCCAAGTCGGCGTGACCGGTTTCGTCATTGCGTCCGGCCGTATAAGTGAATTGCCGCCCCGAGGCGGTGATGGTTTTGCGGATGGCCATGAGGCTGGAGGCCATGTCGGTCCAGCCCGCATCGAACTCCAGACGGCCGTTCTTGATCACGTCGTAGGCTTTGAGCACCAGACGGGTTTTCACTTCCGGCGAATAGCTGAATGTGGTGACTGCCGGGAAGAACTGACGCACCAGCTGGGCCACGCCACTGCCCAAACCAGTCACGTCGACGCCGATGTACGTCACCCAGTAGCGCTTGGTCACCTGGCGGATGGCCTCGGCCTGCGCCGCAAAATCCATGCCCCGGAACTGGTGGCGCTCAAGCACACGGAACTTGCCACCCGGTACCAGCGGTGGCGCCACCACGATCAGCCCGGCACTGTCGCCGGTTTCGGCCGGGTCGTAACCGACCCACACCTGTCGATCGGCAAAGGGACGCGCCGCGAACGGTTTGTAGTCCTCACCCCACTCCACCCAGCTATCGACCATGCACGGCTGAAGCATTTGCAGCGGGAAGATCGAGGCGCCGTCGTCGACAAACTGGCACATCAGCAAATTGGCGAATTGCTCGGGGTTGTACTCGAAGCGCAACTCTTCTAGGTCGAACAGATCGCAGCCGCGTTGCTCGGCATCCAGAATCGTGACGATCTGCCGCCAGATCCGGTCCTCGCACAACCGGCCCTGCCCCAACGCGTCGTGACTCACATCTAGCTTGAGGTGTTGGGCGGTCGGCTTCCCCTTGTTGAAACGCTCGCCGGTCCACAGTTTGTAAGCTTCATGGGCCATGCTCGACGGGGTCGAAAAGTAGGTTTTTCGCCAGTGTTTGTGCAGCGCCATGCCCGAAGCGACTTTGTTGAGCTCTTCGAATTTGTGGGTCCAGAAGAATTCGTCGAAGTAGAAGTTGCCCGACCGGCCCTGCGCCGTGCGGTAGTTGGTCCCAAGAAAATGCAGCTCGGCGCCGTTGGCCAGCACGATCGGATCACCCGTCAGCTGCCGCCCCAGCACATCGCTGACGAACGCCTGCATGTAGTTCTTGAACTGGTGTGCCTGGGCCTTACTGGCAGACAGGAAAATCTGGTTCCGCCCGGTCTTAAGCGCATCGATCAACGCCTCTCGGGCGAAGTAGTAAGTCGCGCCAATCTGCCGGCTCTTGAGCAGCATTCGGGTGCGCTGGTTCATCGACCGGTACCAGTCAAGCTGGTACTCAAAGCAACCGTCTCGAAAAGCCTCTTCCAACTTCTCGAAGTCTTCCTCGGAGAAGTCGTTACGCTTGGGTTGTTTTTTGGGTTCGGCGTTACGCGCGGCCAACTTCGGATTGAGGTCGGTTTCGGTACCGCCACCCTGGAATCGCTGAATGCGTGCCTGCCGCTCCAGTTGCCGATGCAGTAGGTCGATTTCCTTGAAGTCGCCTCCGGTCTTGCCCTCTTTGAGGATCAATTGCACCAGGCGGGCTTCCAGTGCACCGCCAATGCGCTCGACGTTGTCCGCCCGGTCCCAGTCGTCGCGGGCCTTCCAGGAGTGGATGGTTTTCTCTTTCTCGCTCAGGAAGTCGGCAATATCGGTGACGCGCCAACCCGTCCAGTACAGAAACTTGGCCTGGCGGCGAGGGTCCATCGGTGGGTGGGCGGCTTCATTCATGACGCAGATGCTGCCGTCACGCGCGCGAACCCCCTAACTCCGCAACCTGTAAGGCTGCCGGCTACAGGCCAGCATCATTGCCCGTCGTGCGCGCGCTGCCGACCATGAGCCTCAACGCAACTGCCACCGCAGCCAACGCATTGAGGCCTCTCCCCATGAAAAAGAAATTTCGCTCCAAGTGGACTCGCATCGCCGTCGAAGGCGCCACCACCGACGGCCGTCAGATCGAGCGCAGCTGGATCGAAGACATGGCCACCCAATACAGCCCGAACACCTACGGCGCCCGTATTAACTGCGAGCACATCAAAGGCTACTGGCCGGGTGGTGAGTTCGGCGCTTATGGCGATGTCCTGGCTTTGAAGGCAGAAGAGGTCGACCTCAACGGCGCCAAAAAACTCGCTCTTTTCGGTCAGCTCCAGCCCAACGACGCCCTGCTGGCCCTGAACAAGGCCGGGCAAAAGGTCTACACCTCGATCGAGGTTCAGCCGAAGTTTGCGGACACCGGCAAGGCCTACCTTGTGGGCCTCGCCATTACCGATACCCCCGCCAGCCTGGGCACAGAGGCGCTTTCTTTCAGTGCCCAGCACGGCACCCTCGCCAGCCGAAAAGCTCATTCAGACAATTTGTTTACCGCCGCCGAAGAGGTCGCGCTGGAGTTCGAGGAGGTCAGCGAGCAGCCCCAGGTGTTCGCCGGCCTTAAGGAAAAAATGAACGGACTGTTCGCCCGTCTCAAAGGCAAAGACGACGCCGACCAAGAGCAATTCGCCGAACTGGGCACTTTGATCAGCCAACTGACTGATGCTGTGGGCAGCACCCTCGACGCCAATGAAAAAGCTCAATCCGAGCTACAGGCGCTGACCGGCAAACACGATGCACTGGCCAAGAAGTTTGCAGACCTTGAAGCCACGCTCGGCAAAACCGCTGATCACAGCCAACAGCAACGCCCTCAGGTCACCGGCGGTGAACACCAGGTGCTGACCCAGTTCTGACCCCAGCCTTTATTCGGAGAACCCTATGCGTAACGAAACTCGTCAGGCCTACACCGGCCTTTTGCAACAAGTCGCCAAACTCAACGGCGTCGGCTCGGCAGCGGAGTCCTTCACGGTCACCCCTTCGGTGCAACAGAAGTTGGAAACCGCTATTCAGGAGGCCAGCGACTTCCTGAAAAAAATCAACGTCATCGGCGTGGACGAAAAGGATGGTGAAGCCATCGTTCTCGGCGTGGGAAGCTCCATCGCAGGTCGGACTGATACCAGTCAAAAGGCGCGGACTCCGCGTGATGTAAATTCCTTGAGCAAGGACACTTACAGCTGCAAAAAGACCGACTTTGACACCGCCATTCCCTATGCCCTGCTCGATGCCTGGGCCAAATTTCAGGACTTCCAGGCGCGCCTGTCAGGCGCCATCGTTGAACGCCAGTCGCTCGACCGCATCATGATTGGTTTTAACGGCACCAATGCGGCGGCTGACACCAATCGTGCGACCAATCCACTGCTGCAGGATGTCAACGTCGGCTGGATTCAGAAGTACCGCACCAATGCCCCGGAACGGGTGATGAGCCATGGTGCGGTGGCGGGCAAGGTCACGATCGGTGCCGGCGGCGACTACAAGACCCTCGACGGTCTGGTCTATGACGCCATCCAACTGCTCGACCCATGGCACCGCAAGCGCCCGGATCTAGTTGTTCTGGTCGATCGCAGCCTGTTGCACGCCAAGTTCCTGGCCAACATCGAGGGTGCCTCGGACAACGAGAACGAACTGGCCGCATCGCAGATCATTGCCAAGGCCCGCCTCGGCGGTTTGCCGATCGAAGATGCGCCGTTCTTCCTGGACAACGCAATCATGGTCACCACCCTGAAGAACCTGTCGATCTATTGGCAGATCAGCGCCCGTCGCCGTCACATCAAGGACGAGCCGGAGTGGGATCGCATCGCGGACTACCAGTCTTCCAACGACGCCTACGTCATCGAGGACTTCGGTCTGGGTGCTGTGGTCGAGAACATCGAAGAGGCATAAGCCATGGCGCTTTCACTCGCTCAGCGCCACCGGCTCCGCGTACTCGCGGAGCTAGAGGCCGCAGCTGCATTCCCGTTGACGAGCATGGCCGGTGCTACGGCCTATGAGCTGCAGCTGGCACAACTTATCCAGGATCGCCTGCGCCTGAAAAACATCCAGGGCAACGAGGCCAAGGCCAAGCTCAAAGTTCAGTTGCTGCCGACTTACGAGCCCTATGTTGAAGGCGTGTTGGCCGGCGGTAACGGTGCTCAGGACAAAGTGTTGACCACCCTCATGGTCTGGGCCATCGATGCGGGGACATTCCCCGACGCCCTAAAAATCGCCTCCTATGTGCTCAAGCACAATTTGATCATGCCGGATCGTTTTGCTCGTTCCACCGGTTGCCTTATTGCTGAGGAGGTGGCCGAAGCTGCCCTCAAAGCACAGAAGGCCGGCGGTGAGTTCGACCTGCAGACACTGCTCGAAACTGAGCAACTCACCCGCGATCAAGACATGCCCGACGAAGCCCGTGCCAAGTTGCATCTCGCCATTGGCCGAGCGTTGGCCAGCCAGGTGCCAGACGAGGCCGTGAGCGCAGAGCAGTTGGAAGCACTCAAGGCAGCCCGCGACAACCTCACTCGCGCCATCGAGCTGCACACCTCCTGCGGCGGCAAAAAGGATTTGGAGCGCGTTGATCGCCTCCTAAAAAAACACGCTGGCCCCGCCAGCTAATCGAGCGTTCCCACGCAACCCCGGCGGCTCGAGGCGGATCAGCAGGTTTTCTCCTTTCCTTGCTGTGAAGTCTCGACCACCGCCGACCTATTCGAGCGACAAGCATGAGCGGATTCATCGCCGGCGGTATCCCAGCTACTGCCTTCCCGATCGGCAACAGCCCCTTCTGGCCAGAAATTGACGGCCAGCATTTGCGCGCCGCCATGCGTATCACCGATGTCGTCACTGACGATCGCCTCGAGGTCGCGACTATCAACGCCATGATCGAGGCAAACCGTGAGCTTGCAGGCTACCGGACTGCACAGCAGGCCCAGGGCGTTGCCACTTTATCCGACGTGTCTGCCGAAAAAATCAAAGACGAAAGTCAACTGCTGCACCTCTATCGGCGCGTCATTTATTGCAGCGCATTGGCCGAGCTGGTGGAGCGTTACAGCAGTTTTGATGCCACCAATAGCGGCGAGAAGAAGGTCACCGAGGAAGAAAGCAGCGCCGACCAACTGCGTCGCGATTCGCGTAAGGCACTGCGCAGCCTACTCGGCATCAGCCACACCACCGTGGAGTTGCTGTGATGGCCACCGTCGTTCGCGCTCATCAAAACGAAACCGTTGACGCCCTGTGCTGGCGTCATTACGGGCGTACCGCCGGCGTCACTGAAGACGTACTGAAAGCCAATCCTGGCCTAGCCGACTACGGTCCCACCCTGCCCCAGGGGCTCGCAGTCACCATGCCCAACGCCCAAACCACCGCCCCGCAAAGGCAAATGGTGAACCTATGGGACTGAACATCGCCAATCAAGGAATCCACGACCATGGCTGATCCAACCTCGGGAACTATCGCCGGCCTACTCACCGGTCTCGGCCTCGCCACTGCTGTACCGCTGATCGACGGCCACGCGCTGTTCGGTGCAGTGCTGGGGGCTTGGCTGGTAACCAGCACCAAACGTGACCTCAAGGCCTGGCAGCGGGTGGGCTCGCTGCTGCTTTCGGCTGGCGTCGGCTACCTGTTCGGGCCCGTCGCCCTGCAGGTGGTGCCTTTCATCACCAGCGGCGGCGCCGCCTTCGCCTGCGCCCTGGTCATCATTCCCATCAGCATCAAAGCGATGGTCTGGGTCGAGCAGACCGACGTGTGGGAAATCCTGCGACGCATCAAAGGGGGCAGCTGATATGCCGACTATTGCTTTGTTGATCCCGTTGCTCACGGCGGCGGCTTACCTCGCCGCTGCCTTGCGCCTGGTTTGCTACAGCCGGGGGGATGCCCGTTTTCGGCGAGGCATCTCGCTGCTGGCCAGCCTGTTCGGTGCCTCGCTGTGCCTGTCCGGGTTGGAAATCCTCTTGTACCGCCCGCCCGTCAGCATCTGGCACGCGACCACAACGGTACTGCTCTGCACCCTTATTTTCCGTTCTCGCGGCAACGTCGCCGCCCTGCTGAGGCCTAGCGAATGACCACCACCCTGCGTCACGGCGACCGCTCGCAAGCGGTGCGTATCCTGCAAAAGAACCTGAACAGTCACGGCGCCAAGTTGACCGCCGATGGCGTCTACGGTGACGCAACAGAGGCTGCCGTCCGTGCCTACCAGGTGAAAGTCGGACTGGTAGCCGATGGCATCGCCGGCAGTAAAACCCAAGCCAGTCTGGCCGGTGCCGATTGCCAGCCGCTGTTGAAAAACGCCGACCTGGTCAAGGCTGCCGAACGCCTCGATGTTCCGCTGGCCAGCGTCTATGCCGTCAATGAAGTGGAATCCAACGGCCGTGGTTTCTTGGACAACGGCAAGCCGGTCATTTTGTTTGAACGCCACATCATGTACCGCCGCCTGGCCCTGTGCCGGTACGACGGCGACGACGCGGCGCAGCTGCAGCAGCATGCCGACCAGCTCACCGTCAGCAACCCGGCGCTGGTCAATCCACGCCCGGGTGGTTATGCCGGTGGTACCGCCGAACATCAGCGTTTGGCCAATGCGCGCCTGATCGATGACATCGCCGCGCTGGAATCGGCGTCCTGGGGCGCCTTCCAGATCATGGGTTATCACTGGCAACGCCTGGGCTATGCCAGCGTGCACGCCTTCGTTACGGCGATGAATGCCAGCGAATCGCAGCAGTTCGAGGCTTTCATTCGATTCATCGAAACCGATCAGGCATTGCACAAGGCGCTGAAGGCCAAGAAGTGGGCCACCTTCGCCGAGCTCTACAACGGTCCGGACTACAAACGAAACCTGTACGACATCAAGCTGCAGCGCGCTTTTGAACGGCATGCGGATTGCGGCTGTGGCCAGGAGTTGGCGGCATGATCGACATCGACCAGGTGCGCAGGTTGAACGTCCAGGATGGCGAGCTGCTGGTGGTTCCGGAAAACACCGAACAGCAGGGCATGGAACTGCTGAGTGAAGCACTGCACTTTTTGATGCCAGGGTGCAGGGTCATCATTGTTCGCGGTCCGGTCCAGCAACTGGACGTCGGAGCCATGAACAAACTCGGCTGGTACCGCGCATGAGCGCACTGCGCCAGGCATTGTTTGGTACCGCCTTGCTGGGTGCCTTGGGGCTGCTGATCTGGAGCCAGGAACAGCGCGTTACCGTGGCTGACAAGAACACCGAGCTGGCAGCGAAGGAGGCTAAAACCGCCCGTGAGGAATCCGATCGCAACCTCGAAAACACCAATGTATTGCGCGCCACCCTGCAACAGGAGCGTGAAGCCCAAACCACTCTGCGCACCCAGCAGGATCAGTTGCGCCAAGGTCTGGCAAAACGCGAGCTCACCATTGAGGCACTAAAACGTGAAAACTCTGAACTGCGCAATTGGGCTGCTCAGCCTTTGCCTGATGCTGCTCGCCGGTTGCGCGAGCGCCCCGCCCTCACCGGCGCCGAGGCTTATCGTCAGTGGTTGTCCGGCCGTGGTCCCGTGCAGCTTGCCAGCGACAGGGCCGAGCAGTAACGGCGCCCTCCTTACCGACCAGGAGCGCGTCGAAGCCGCATGGGCCACCTGCGCTGCTCAAGTCGATATGGTTTACCAACACCAGGTGCAATATGAACAAACCCGATAGTCTGCGCGCTCACCTGCTGGCCTCCGTCCCGGAACTCAAACACAACCCGGACAGGCTGCTGATCTTCATCGACAAGGGCAAAGTGCGCTGCACCGCGGCTGCCAGTCTGTCCTTTGAATACGCCTATGACCTGCAGATCATCCTGACCGACTTCGCCGGCAATCCCGACAGCGTGATGCTGCCGCTGCTCGGCTGGCTGCGGGTCAATCAGTCGGAATTGCTGGCCAACCTGGACAAGTCCGCCGAGGGGATCAAGTTTGAAGCCGACGTCATCGATCACAGCAAAGTCGACATGAGCGTGACCTTGCCGTTGACCGAGCGGGTGTTGGTGAAAAAGCAGGCGGACGGTACTTACCACGCCAAACATTCGGCCGAGCCGCAGTACACGCCGTACGAAGAAATCACCGGCCCCATCCAGGTCTTTTCCGGCGGAGAATTGATCGCTGAATGGTCAGCGCCACAGGCACCGGACGCTATGGCGTTAGCCAGTCCGCATCCGCAGCGGCCCGCCCATGAGTGATTTACAAGCGCTGGAGGACTGGGCCGGCTCGCTCCTGCAGCGGCTGGAGCCAGCCGCCCGCAACTCGCTGGCCAGGACCATCGCCCAGCAATTGCGCCGCAACCAGCAGCAACGGGTCACCGCTCAGCGCAACCCTGACAACAGCCAATACACCCCACGCAAGTCACGCGACCTGCGTGGCAAGCAAGGCCGAATCCGACGTAAGTTCAAAATGTTTAAAAAACTGCGGACTACAACTTATCTAAAAGCTCAAGCTGACAGCAATACCATAAGTATTGGTTTCACCGGCCGTATTGCTCGCATTGCGCGAGTTCACCAGTATGGTCTGAAGGATCGTGCAGAACGTCACGCCCCACATGTAACATACAACAAGCGAGAAATATTAGGTTTCACCGAGGCGGATCTTGATTTAATCCGCGACGGCATTCTTGCTCACATCAATTAAAGATCTTCTATATTTATAACATCATCCTCAATTTCAAAAGGTGGTGGCGATTTATACAAAACAGATCGCGCCACTTCACCCCTGAACTTTATTTTTGACTTGAAATAGTACTTGAAAGCGCTAACCAACTCGTCAGGAGCACGAGGATCCAAAAGAATTCGATCAATAAAACCATGAGGATCAATCTTTATTGCGAGACCTTTCTTGTCGCTGGCACGGTCCTCAGAAAGAGCGAGAAAAGTAGCACGCCATTCATTTTCGTGCCTGAATGCATCCCGCTTCAAATAAAGCATATCAGCGGCGCGACTAACATTGAATGCACCCCGTAAATCGGCTGCAATTTTCTTCGCTTCAACATTGATAGCACTCTGCGATTTATACTCTACTTCTTTAACCCTATATTTATACCCCTTCTCCTTACAAGCCGCCTTCATTACACCAACCAGTTTCTCGGTGGTAGTCGAAATGCGCACACCCATACCGTTTTGAGAGTAAATGCGCCACATCGCATCGGAAATACCTAACTCACTCCAACACTGCGCAAAGAGAGCATGATCTTTAGAGTGTTTTATGCGTTGCTCGTAGGGATCTTCCCAGGTACTAGGTTTTGCAAAATACAACTCTCCTCTCTCGAAAATCTGCACAACCCGAGCAAAATCCAGGATGCGGTAGAGCCGTTTAGTGCCGGCCTCATCTGCCATGTAGCCTCCAAAGTAAGATCCCACCCTATTAATTGGTGGCCATAGGCTAGAAGGCTACTATTCAATATTTACCCTGTCCAACAAACGAAGCACCTGTAAACCCCTCCCGTACATGTCAGCAAAGCTGCACGCGCGCACGCGCGCCCCCACTATCGACGGCATGAACGAACTCGCCGCCCTTGCCCGCATGCTTGAAAACCTCATCCGCTTTGGCACCATCGCTGAAGTTCAGATGAAGCCGCCGCGCGTGCGCGTAAAAACCGGTGAACTGCTGACCACCTGGTTGCCATGGATCGCCCTGCGCGCAGGGCAGGACTTGGACTGGAATCCGCCCACCGAGAACGAACAGGTCATTCTATTCAGTCCGTCCGGGCAGCTCGCCAATGGCATCGCCCTCACTGGCGTCTACAGCACTGAACATCCAGCCAACGGCGACCGCGCAGGCTTGCAGCGCCGCACCTACCGCGACGGCGCTGTCATCGAGTACGACAGCGTTGCGCATCACCTGCGTGCGGTACTGCCGGACGCTGGAACCTCAAAAATCATCAGCAAGGGCGGCCTGCATATCGTTGGCCCGATTTTGCACGAGGGTGATTACACGCAAACCGGCAACCAGAACATCACCGGCAAGGTTGAGGTATCGCAAGACGTGGTCGCGGCCGGTATCAGCTTGGTCAAACACCCGCACGGCGGCGTTAAGGCTGGCCCTGATCAGTCAGGAGCGCCTGTATGAATCGAGAAACCGGCAGCGCCATCAATGACATCGACCACATTCGCCAATCCATCGGCGACATTCTGACCACCCGCATTGGCACCCGCGTCATGCGTCGGGAATACGGCAGCTTGCTGCCAGAACTGGTCGACCACCCCTTCAACGACGTCACCCGTTTGCGCGTGTACGCGGCCACCGCCATGGCCTTGCTGCGCTGGGAGCCCAGGATTCACCTAACCCAGGTGCAGTTCAGTGAAGCCAGCCTGCAAGGCCAGATCGTGCTGGATGTACAAGCGCAGCAGGTCGACAGCAATGAGCTACACAACCTCAGCATTCCATTGCAGCTGGGAGCGAGCGTATGAGCAACAACCCTGCGATCGACCTCAGCCAACTGCCTGCCCCGCAGGTCATCGAACAGATCGACTACGAGCAGATTCTCGCCGAGCGCAAGCTCTATGCGATCAGCCTCTGGCCAGTTGAGCAGCAGGCCAACATCGCCGCGCGCCTGGCCCTGGAATCGGAGCCAATGACCAAGCTCCTGCAGGAGACGGCCTACCGCGAGCTGATCCTACGCCAGCGCATTAACGACGCGGCCCGCGCCAATCTGGTGGCGTTCGCGACGGACAGCGACCTCGAGCACCTGCTTGCGCTGTTGCAGGTCAAACGCCTGCCCGGTGAGCTGGATCAGGCCTACCGCGAGCGTGCGTTGCTCAGCGTGTTCGCCTTTTCTACGGCCGGGCCACATGAGGCGTACCGCTACCACGCACGTAGCGCCCATCCCGACGTGTTGGACGCAGGGACGGACCGCCCTACTCCCGGCGTGGTCCGGGTGACGGTGCTTAGCCGCGTTGGTAACGGCGTGCCGAGTCAGGATGTCCTCACTGCCGTGACACAGAAGTTAAATGCCGACGATATCCGTCCCTTGAATGATGACGTGGTGATCGAGCCAGGGCAGATCGTCCAATATCGCATCCGCGCCAAGTTGCACTTCTCCCCAGGCGCTGCCCCTGAGCCGATCCTCGCAGCTGCAAACAGCGCGGCTGCTCGATACACCAGTGAGCAGCACCGTCTGGGAGCTGCAGTTCGACTGTCTGGCATCTATGCGGCGCTTCACCAGCCAGGCCTGCTCCGCGTCGAACTGCTGGAGCCTCTGGCTGACATCGAACCGCAACCCCGCATCGCTCCGTGGTGCGCCGGCCTCGAGCTCGGCAGCGTGATGCACTATGGCTAACCTACTGCCAGTCCAATCCACGACGCTGGAGCGCAACCTTGCCCAAGTTGGCGACCTGTCCAGGTTGCCGGTTGTAGCTCGCCAACTGTGGAACGTCGACGAGTGCCCGCCCGAATTCCTGGCCTACCTGGCCTGGACGTTAAGCGTCGATTTTTGGAGCCTCGCTGACACCGACGAGCAACGACGCGAACTGATTCGCGGCGCCATCGCTTGGCACAAAAAACGCGGTACGTCCTGGGCAATCCAACAAGCGTTGGCCGCCTACGGCTACCCGGGTTGTGAACTGGTGGAACATCGCCAATTGCAACGCGACTGGCTCGCGGCGGGCGGTGAGCTGCTGGACGGCAGCAACACCCTGGATGGAAGCAGCGATCTGTCAGCACCAGGTGGGCAGTTCCGTTTCGCTACCAATCATTGGGCGGAATATGCGCTGCGACTGAACGTGGTCGATGGCGTCAGCACCTCAGAAATGCTTCGCAAAATCGCGGCGGTTTGTACCTCGTACGCACCGGCACGTTCTCGCCTTGCGGCGATCATTCAGTTTGCCTCCGCCGAGTTCGATGTCACTTCACGATTGACTGGCTATACGGCACTCGGACGAATGAAGCTCGCCAACTGCCGACGAGTCAGCGTGCCCAGCTTCGACACCTTGGACGGTTGCGATTTGCTCGGCGGCGAGACCCTCCCGGATCGGCTCGATGGCATTGGCTCCTTGGACGGCTCCAGCAATCTGCTTCCTGAACGTTACACCGGCGAGCCACTGGATGGCGGACAACTCGGCCTCACCAGCCGCAGCCGCATCAAGTTGTGCGGCACCACTTTGGGCGGCAACCGCTTGGAGGCGCCGGAAACCCTCGACAGCACCGACCTGCTCGACGGCGCTTACACGATCGCCGGCGAAACCCTCGACGGCTTCGGCGGCATCGAGAGTGGAAACCTCTACTACCCCACGCTGGCGGACGCCGAGGACACCCTTGATGGCACCAGCAACCTCGGCGAAGTGCCTGGCCTGGATCAGTTGTGGTTCAGCGGTGTGGTGCGGATTCGTCGTGGATCAACTGTTATCCAGGAGGCTCTATGAGCACCACCGCAATTGCAGCCAGCAATGCCTATCGGCGCAAGGTCGCTCTGGCGGCCGCCAATGGCACGGCCTTACCAAAGATTTCACACCTGGCGTTTGGCACCGGCAACCGGCCTTACAGCCTGGACGATACAGCGCTACAAGCCGAATTCACCCGTATTGCCGCCGTGGTCACCGTCAGCGGTGTCACCGTGAAAGCGATCGCCACCTTGCCGGGCGCGATCGTCGGTGTGCGGGTATTGCGTGAAGTGGCGGCACTGGCCTCTGACGGCACCTTGATCGGTCGTCGCGTGATCACCCCTAAAGAGTTCGAGCCGGAAACGGAAATGGACTTTGAACTGACCTTTCAATACTGACCCCGGAGCCCGTACGCATGGCCAATCTTAATGGCGCCACTGGTGCCCTCGCGATCTTCAAAAGTTTCCTGCGCAAACTGGAAACCACCGACCCGAAACACCCGGATACCTGGAACCCGAACTACCAGGATCTGATCAACAACGACGTATTTCTCAAGCTATTCGCTGACGAAGTGTCAGCCGCGCGGGGCGGCCAGGTCAGCCTCAAGGATCGGCTGATTGCGATCGAGCAGACGCAAGCTTCGCTGTCGCCGGAATACATCGACGAACTGACGGCGGCGGTGAAATACGCCCTGGATCAGGTCGGCGTGGCTAACCGCTCGGTGCAGGCACTGAAGCAGCAACTCCAGCAGGAAGGCGAGCTGCTGATTGAAAACCGGGGTGTGGTGTCCGGCTGTACGGTCACCAAATCCACCACGGCGGCGCGCAACCTGAACCTCGACGCGGGTGTGTGTTTCGCCAAGGGTCGGGCCTTCTCGGTGCTCAGCGGCAACAACATGGCCTCAGTCCCGAGCAACATTTCCACCGGTAGCGCAAGCGTGGTGGTCTATCTGTACCTGTCGGCCAATGGCTGGAAAATGGCCGTGACGGCCATCGGTGAGGCGGTACCCGTCGGCGCGATCCGCCTGTACACCGCCACCATTCCACCGAACAGCACCGATGCAACTGATCCGACCCTGGCCAACATTACGTTGACCAGTGTGCGCCGCGTCGAGCTGGGGTTTCCGCAGTACCTGGACACGCCTATCAGCCAGTTTGTGGCGATCAACACGCTGTCGGCCAATGACTACCGGATCGACTTTGAAGTGGTTAGCGCCGAGGGCGCGCCCTGTGAGCGCAAGTCGCTGAACGTCGCAAGCCGTGCCACTAACGGATTCACCCTGGAGCTGGCCTCAGCGGCCGACAACGTGCGGGTGCGCTACCGCGTCAGCAAACTCAACAACTAACGAGAGATTTCCATGCCTCAGATTAAATTGATGCAGCCAGGCCAGCCAGTGGCTGACTTCGGCGTTAGCGGTACCCAAATCACCGTTGCCGGCGTGATGGTCGACGCAAGCGAGCACGAATCCGATTCGGGCCAAATTGTCGAGATTCGCCATAACGGGGCGACCGTCATGGTTGGCGGCGATGGCGCTTATCTGGCAATCATCGAAGTACCACCGGCGCAGTACAGCGAAGCCGTTCACGGCTCCGAAGGGGAGTTGATCACCCAGGCGCAACGTCTCCCCCTGGACCCCAACACTCTCATTATCACCCTCTGGCCGACCGCGTAAGCGCGCAACAAAAGGACTCTTCAACATGCCTACTATTTTTATCAAAGACGATTTGCGCGCCGCTGTTGAGGCCGCTTCGGGTGGCCGACAAACCGTGTTGTATACGGCCAAGGGCCAGCCGAGTTACATGAATGTGATTCCCAAGTTCAACCTCGAGGACGTAGCTGATGTCCCGGGTAGCCTGGGCGTGGGTGTACATCCAGCATTCATCGTCAACGGCATCGAAAAAAGCGAGTTCTTCTACGGGACCTATCAAGGCATCATCAAAAACGGCGAGCTGCTGAGCCTGCCCAACGTCGACCCATCCCGTACCAGAGAATTCGACACTTACATCAATACCGCCCGTGCGAACGGCTCCGGTTGGCATGTGGGGACCAATGTCGAATGGGCCGCTCTGATGCTGTGGTGCCACAAGAATGGTTTCGTCCCTCGCGGCAATTCCAGTTATGGCCGCAGCGGGGACGCCGCCTACGAAACAGCCCGTCGCAATGATGGCGCCGCGCCAGGGCTCTCCACTGGCAACCCTGGCATTCTGACGGGATCGGGCCCGGCAAGCTGGCGTCACGACAACACCCCCGGCGGCATTTCCGATATGGCCGGCAATATTTGGGAGTGGCAGGCGGGCATGCGACTGGTGGAAGGTGAGCTCCAGATTATCCCCAACAATGATGCGGTGACGGCCGACTTGTCGTATGCGTCGGCCGCTTGGAAGGCTATTCGTCTGAGCGACGGCGCCCTGGTAGCGCCGGGCACGGCGGGTACCGCCAAGTTCGACTCGCCGACGGATACCACCGTTGGCATCGGCGGTGCTGCCATTCTCAGTACAAACATCGTTAACCGCAACGGCGCCGTTGGGGATAACACCAGTGCGGCCGGCGTGTTGGATGCAACGTTCAACGGCACCACCCTTGCTGCTGGTGTCACTGTACCGGCGCTGCTCCTGGCCTTGGGTGTGTATCGACACAAGGACTTGGCGGACGGCGACCGTTTATACGTGCGCAATTATGGTGAGCGCCAGGCACTTCGTGGTGGCAGCTGGGGCAACGGCGCCGCCGCTGGCATTCGTGCATTGAGCCTGGCCAGCACCCGCACGCTGGCGGTTGGCGACTTCGGCGCCCGCCCTGCGTTCGTGCTCTAACGCCTGATCGTCTTACCTCTCAGAGCCCCGCTTACGCGGGGCGATTCGTTGTAAGGCGTCCTCTTACAAGTCCTGTCACTAACAGCCAACCTTGCGCGCGCGTCACCCTGTGCACTGTCATCCCACTGCGCAGGCATAGCCCATGGCCGATTATCTTCACGGCGTGCGAGTCCTCGAAATTAACGAAGGCACCCGCCCTATTCGCACCGTTTCCACCGCTGTTATCGGCCTGGTTTGTACTGCCGAAGACGCCGATGCAACGGTATTTCCGCTCGACACTCCTGTCCTGATCACCAACGTGCAAACCGCGATCGGCAAGGCCGGTACGCAAGGCACGCTCGCGGCGAGCTTGCAGGCCATTGCCGACCAAACCAAACCGCTCACCGTGGTTGTGCGTGTCGCCAAAGGAGCCACCGAGGCGGCGACCGTCACCAACCTGATTGGCACCACCACTGCCGACGGCAAGTACACCGGTATGAAGGCATTGCTTGCCGCTAAGTCCCGCCTGCATGTAGTCCCCCGCATCCTCGGTGTGCCCGGTCTGGACACCCAGCCCGTCGCGACCGCACTGGTGGCCATTGCCCAAAAGCTACGCGCGTTTGCCTATGTCAGCGCCGCCGGCTGCAAAACCAAGGAAGAGGCGGTCGCCTACCGTGAAAACTTCGGCGCCCGGGAAGTCATGGTCATCTGGCCCGATTTCCAGAACTGGAGCACCGTCACCAGCGCCACTGTGAAGGCGCCGGCGGTGGCTCGTGCTCTTGGTCTGCGCGCCAAGATCGACCAGGAAGTGGGCTGGCATAAAACTCTGTCCAACGTCGCCGTCAACGGCGTCACCGGCATCAGCGCTGATGTGTTCTGGGACCTACAGAACCCCGCCACCGACGCCAACTACCTCAACGGCAACGAGGTCACCACCCTGATCAACGAGGGCGGGTACCGTTTCTGGGGCAGTCGCACCTGCAGCGATGATCCACTGTTCGCGTTCGAGAACTACACACGTACCGCCCAGGTGCTGGCCGACACCATGGCCGAGGCGCATATGTGGGCCGTGGACAAGCCAATGCACCCGTCCCTGGTGCGCGACATCATCGAAGGCATCAATGCCAAGTTCCGCGAACTCAAAGCGCAGGGCTATTTGATCGATGGCCAATGCTGGTACCCGGAAGACATCAACGACAAGGACACCCTCAAGGCCGGTAAGTTGTATATCGACTACGACTACACCCCTGTGCCGCCGCTGGAAGACCTCACCCTGCGCCAGCGCATTACCGACCGTTACCTGGTCGACTTCGCCAGCCGCATCAACAGCTAACCCGGGCCTCCCCTCTGGGGAGGTAACCCTGCGCCAGCCGACCGGAGATCCTCGCCATGGCCATGCCACGCAAACTCAAGAACATGAACCTATTCAATGACGGTAACAGCTACCTGGGCGTAGCCAAGTCCGTCACCCTGCCAACCCTTGGGCGCAAGATGGAAGCCTATCGGGGCGGCGGTATGAATGGCCCGGTCAAAGCTGACCTGGGCTTTTCCGACGATGGCATCCAGTTGGAGTGGAAGACCGGCGGCCTCGATCTGATCTCGCTGCGCCAGTTCGGCGTGGTCAAGGCAGCCGGTGTGCCGCTGCGTTTTACCGGTGCATTCCAGCAGGACGACACCGAAGAGATGAGCAACGTCGAGATCGTTGTTCGCGGTCGTCACGAGACCATCGAAATGGGTGATGCCCAACCAGGTGAAGACACCGAACACAGCATCACCACCACCTGCAGTTACTACAAGTTGACCGTTGACGGTGAGGACATCATCGAAATCGACCTGCTCAACTTCGTCGAGATCGTGAACGGTGTCGACATGCTTGAAAAGCAGCGCACCGCCCTCGGCATCTGATCCAGTTCGGCCACCATTCCGCCCATATAACCCTCACTCCTGGAGCACCTTATGAACACCCCCGAAACCACAGCGTCTGCCGTTGTCGCCCCTGAGGACATCAAGCCGGACGAGAACACCGTTGAACTGGACACCCCGATCCAACGTGGCAAGCAAGTCATCAGCACCATCACCCTGCGCAAACCTTGCGCGGGTGAACTGCGCGGCATTCACCTGGCCGAGCTGCTGAACCTCGACGTGGCCAGCCTGATGAAGGTCATTCCGCGCATCAGCTCGCCTGGCATCACTGCCCCCGAAGCTGCCGGCATGGACCCTGCTGACTTGCTGGCCATCGGCGGTAAGGTCGTTGGTTTTTTGCTGCAGAAGCAGGCGAAGACGGACGCATCCCTCGTTGCGTAGAGGACGCCATGGCCGATCTGGCCGTGGTCTTTCATTGGGCGCCAGCCGACATGGATCGGCTGGGCCTGCAGGAATTGATGGACTGGCGCGAGAGGGCGCGGATTAGGAGTAGCGCCGATGGCCAATGATCTACGACTTCAGGTATTGCTCAATGCCATCGACAAAGCCTCTGCACCTCTGCAGCAAATCAGCCAGGGCAGTCTCGAAACTGCCCGAGCGCTGAAGGACGCTCGCGATCGCCTCAAGGAACTCAACACCCAGCAGAAGGACATCAGCGCCTGGCGCGAGCTGCAGGCCGCCAACCGCGAGACTGCGGCCACGCTGGAGGCCAGCAACGCCAAGCTGGGCGAACTGAGTCGCGCTACAGCAAAAGTGCGTCAGCAGCTCGCCCCCACCCAGGCGCTGGTTGAACAATCCAAGCAGAAATTTGATGCGCTTAAGGACACTCAGGGCGAGCTAAAACGCGAACTCACCGGCTCACGTGATGCGCTCGGCGCAGTCCGTGAGGAATACAACAAGGCACGCACCCAGATTGCTGCCCTCAATGCCGTGACCAGTCAGGGCAACACCCTGACCGACAAGCAGCGCGTCGAATACGAACAACTGACCACGGTTCAACGAGCCCGCAAGGTTGAGCTCGACCAACTGGCAGCCAAAGAAAAAACCCTTTCCGAACGCTACACCGCCGGCAATGCGCAGCTACGTTCCGCCCGTGCAGGACATGCCAACCTGCGCGAAGAGCTCCGCCGGCTGGAGCAACCGCACAAGACCCAACTTGCCCTGTTGCGCCAGCAGACCGGCGAATCCAAACGGTTGGGCGAACAGTACGGACAGCAGAAAGCCAAGCTGGCCAGCCTAGCCGCACAGCTCAAACAAGCGGGAATCAACACCAACGCCCTCGGCGCACACGAGCTCAAACTCAAGAGCCAAATCGACGCTGCCAACACCAGCATCGATACCCAAAGCAAGCGCATGGCGGCCCTAAACTCCCAGCAAGCCCGAGCAGCGAAACTGCGCGCCAACTTCGGCAGGAATAGAGAGATGGTGGGCGTCACTGCAACTGCGGGCGCCAGCTCTGTCGCAACCGGTGCGACAGCTGGGCTGCCGATTCTGGCGATGGTGAAGAACTACTCGAGCTTCGAAGACGCCATGGCTGGTGTCGCCAAGCAGGTCGACGGTGCCCGGGATGACAACGGCAAACTGACCCAGACCTATTACGACATGGGCGCCGCCATCAAAAAGATGGGGGAACGCATCCCCATGGCCACCACCGACATTGCCGCGCTCGTTGAGGGCGGCGCGCGCATGGGCGTTCAGGGTAAAGACAATCTCCTCGAGTTCGCCCGCGTCGCGGCCACCGCCGCCACGGCGTTCGAACTGCCCGCCGATCAGGTAGGCGAGAACCTGGCGCGGATCGCCCAGCTCTACAAGCTGCCCATTCAGAACGTCAGCCAGCTGGGCGACGCAATCAACTACCTTGACGACAACGCCATGTCGAAAGGCTCCGACATCATCGACGTGATGCAGCGCACGGCAGGTATTACCGCCTCAGTGGGCATGTCGTTCAAGGACGCAGCAGCGCTGGGCTCGACTTTCTTGACCCTGGGGGCTTCGGCAGAAGTCGCGGGTACAGCCACCAACGCCATGATCCGCGAACTGGCGATCGCAACGCAGCAACCCAAGCGGTTTCAGCAAGGGCTGGCGGCCGTTGGACTCGAGGCGAAGGCCGTGCAAGAATGCATGGCCAAAGATTCGACCGGCACCATCCAGACGGTTTTGGATGCGGTGAACAAGCTGCCCAAGGGCGAGCAACTCGGCGTTATGACTGAGCTGTTCGGCAAGGAGTATGGCGACGACGCGGCAAAGCTCGCGGCCAACATCGGCGAATACCGGCGCCAACTCGAGCTGGTGAACAGCACCAAAGGCAGCGGCTCGATGCAACGCGAGGGCGACATTCGTGCGGTGACCCTGTCAGCCCGTTGGCAGATGACACAAAACCGCCTGTTCAATCTCAGCAGCGCCCTGGGCGAAACATTGCGGCCAACCCTTATCGAACTGGTCGACGGTTTCAATCGCATTATTGAGCGGGTGAACACCTGGGCCACTCAGAACCCCGCGCTGGTCTCTGGCTTGCTCAAAGTGGCGGCAGGCATTGCCGCCCTGTCAGCCGGTTTTGGTGTTGTCGCGCTCGGCATTGCCGGCGTGCTTGGCCCCTTCCTCGCCGTGCGTTTCGCGTTGTCCATGGTGGGGCTGAAGATCCCCACTCTGCTGGGCTTGCTGAGAGTGCTGGCTGTGGCCTTCGGCGGTGGTCTGGTGACCGCTATCCGGGCGGTCAGCATCGCGCTGTGGGGACTGGCAGCGAACCCCGTCGCGCTGGCCATCGCCGCCGTGGTCGCTGTGCTGGCCGGTGCCGGTTACCTGATCTACCAGAACTGGGACCAGGTGAAGCAGTACTTCGCCAATGCCTGGACCGAGATTCAGGCCGGCTTCAGCGGCGGCATCGACGGCATTCTCACTAATCTGGCCAACTTCAGTCCGATCGGACTGATCTACCAAGCTTTCGCCGGTGTACTGAGCTACCTCGGCGTTGACCTACCGACACGCTTCACCGAGTTCGGCAACATGATCGTCAATGGTCTGGTCAACGGCTTGATGGCCGGCGCAGGGCAAATCAAGGAAGCCATCACCTCGATCGGCGGATCGACCATCGACTGGTTTAAGGAAAAACTCGGCATTCATAGCCCCTCGCGGGTGTTTGCTGAGCTGGGTGGATTCACCATGGCGGGTCTGACGCAGGGTCTGCAATCGGGTGAACAAGGGCCGTTGGACGCCGTTGCACGGATCAGCAAACAGCTCACCAGCGCGGGAACATTCGTGATGAATGCGATCGCCGGCCCCTCCCCAATCGGGGAGCAACGTACCCCAGCTCAAGCGGCCGGTGTAGAACAGCCAATCAGGGCTGCTCAAACCGCAGCAGCAACTCAACCAGTCAAAGCCGCTCAAGCTGCTGGAGTTACTTATCCGCTAAGCGCTGTACAGGCCGCAGCGCCCACAGTAAGCCCTTCCGAGGGCGATTCCAGTGTTCTGGCGACACTGGCCAACCTCGGCAAACAACCCATCAAGGCGGCTCAAATCGCTGCTGCAGCTCACCCAGTCAAAGTTGCCCAAGCTGCTGGTGTTACGCCACCGTTCAAAGTTGTGCAGACAGTGGTACCCACGGCTGGTCCAGCTGAGGCTGATGCCGGTGTTCTGGCGACGCTGGCCAACCTCGGCAAGCAAATCACAGCCGCCGGCGCCTTGGCACTGGGTGGCATCGCGGCACCTGTTATGGCGATGGGCACAGCAGCAACACCTAGCGTTGAGATCGACAACCGAACCCCCGTCACAGCTCCTGCAGCCGTGACTTACGACAGTCACGACCACTACGAAATCAACATCCATCCCACCCCGGGCATGGATAACCAGGCTGTTGCCCGCGCTGTTCGCGCCGAGTTGAGCCGTATTGAACGGGAAAAGTCCGCCCGCAAACGCAGCCAACTGTCCGACCAGGAGTAACCCCGCATGATGCTCGCCCTCGGCATGTTCGTTTTCAGCCTTCACACAGCCGCGTACCAGGAAATGCAGCGCCAAACACAATGGCGCCATCCCGGTAATAATCGGATAGGCGCCCAGCCAGCCCTGCAGTTCCTAGGGCGTGGCGAAGATGCCATTACCCTCCCCGGCATCATCCTGCCGGAGTTGGCCGGTACAGTCCTGAGCCTTGATGCTCTGCGCCAGATGGCCGACACCGGCAAAGCCTGGCCCATGGTTGAGGGCACTGGTCGGCTCTACGGGCTCTGGGTGATCGAAGGCCTGACTGAGACCAGAACGATCTTTTTCCCCAACGGCGCAGCACGCCGCATCGAATTCAACTTGAGCCTGAAACGCGTCGACGACGGCCGCGTAGATCTGCTCGGGGCGAGCACCGGCGCCGGGTTAAACATTCTGAGAGGGCTGCTGTGATGGATGCAGTGATTGACCGCGTGACAGGCTATGTGAAAAGCGCATTGGAACAAGGCGGCCGCGACGCGATCTATCCGGTACCGGCCTTTCGCCTGACCGTCGACGGCAATGACATCGCCCAGTTAATCAGTCCGCGACTGATGAGCCTGGAGCTAACCGACAACCGCGGCATTGAAGCCGATCAGCTCAGCATTACGCTCAGTGACCACGATGGCCTGCTGACCATCCCGCCCAAGGGCGCCGTCCTACATTTGTGGTTAGGTTGGAGCGACACCGGCCTGGTCGACAAAGGCACGTACACCGTCGATGAAACAGAGCACAGTGGTGCTCCAGACGTGCTCAGTATTCGCGCCCGATCAGCGGACCTGCGCAAAGGCCTCAAGACCAAACGCGAGCGCAGCTGGAGCAACACAACCCTGGCGAAAGTGCTTGGCGCGATTGCGAGCGATAATGGCCTCAAGGCAACAATCGCCGAAGCCCTGGGCGACTTACCCATCCTGCAGCTGGACCAGGCCAACGAGTCGGATGCCAACTTGATCAGTCGCCTGGGCGAGGAGTTCGATGCCGTGGCAACGGTCAAAGCAGGATGTCTCTTGTGCATGCCCGCTGGTGGAGGCAAGACCGTCAGCGGCCTGGCATTGCCCCATATCACGTTGATCCGCACCGATGGTGACCAACACCGGTACCTGCAAGCCGATCGCGACAGCTACGACGGTGTGCGCGCCTATTACTACGACGTGAACAGCGCCATGAAACAGGACGCCATTGCCGGCGGTGGTGAGAACCTCAAGGACCTGCGCCATACCTACAGCGATCAGCAGTCTGCTTTACGTGCCGCCCGGGCCGAGTTCAATCGCCTGCAGCGTGGCAGCGCGACCCTGAGCTACACGCTTGCTCGAGGCCGCCCGGACCTGATCCCAGAACAGACCTACACGCTCCAGGGCGTGAAGGCCGAGATTGATGAAATTATCTGGTACGGGGGCAACGTGCAGCACAGCCTCAGCGCGGACAGTGGCTACACCATGAGTCTCGATCTCGAAAGCAAACTGCCAGAGGACGCGGTGGAAGACTTGGCGGAGGAAAACTCAGGCAAATACACCGGCATCATCGCCTACTACAGAGATGACAAGGCTGGAAAGGAAAAGACCGTGACTGCAGGCGACCAGTCACAACCCAAACGGCTCAGGTGGTTGTACGCCAGTGAGAAGACAGCGAAACGGGCGACAGAGAGGGAATGGAAGAGAATGCAAAACGCGCAGGCATGAAAAAAGACGCCCTCGAGCGCCTTCGTTCATCTATGACAACTCACTTAAGTGGCAGCTTCGTTATGGCCATCGCCGACACAAAACGCAGGACATGAGCACGATCCTCCTTCCCTAAGCGGCGGAACCATCGCAGCAGCACACGCTCTTTTCGAGACATGTATCGGCGAGAATGTGGCTGTTCTTGGGCGGGACTGCTTTCCGCCTTCCGTATCGACAACATGCGCAAACTCCATACGCAAGCACTGTATGCGCATACAGTACACGGGAGCGCGATTTTTGCCAACAACGTCACGGTCCAATGCGTCAGAAATCAATAAGCCCGGCACGGGGCCGGGCTCAAGTCTACTTCTTATGCACGATTGGGGGCATTCGCGGCGGCGGTGGTGGAGGCGGCGGGCGGACATCACCACGAACGTTCCTTGTCGGCGGTGGCGGCGGTGGTGGTGGTTTTTGCGCCATAACTACTCCTAAAGACTGGGAAGTTTGACAATAGCGTAGGTAATCGCCGCAAAACCTGCTGATACGATTACTGCGATATTGCAGTAGTAAAGACTGGAAGCCTTGCGGTCATTGTTCACTGTCATGAGTGACGCGCAATTCATGAAGTCCTTATAAAGAGATCGCTTTAACTCGGAGGCAACGATATCAGCCGAATTTGGTTCCTCTCGGTAGTACGCTAGCAAATCCTGTCTCCACGTCTCAAAAGCGTTCGGCGTTGGAATGCCCTGATCCATTTTTCCAAGCAACGCATCGATGAAAAAGCCGGCACCGAACAGCAGTGCGATTATTGAGTAGCAAAAGAAACCCCAGAAGCAGATTACGGGATCCAAGCTCAAGCTCTTGTAGTCGCTACTAATGATCACTGCATAGAAGCCAACGATGGCTACCATCACAGCCAGAGGGATATTGAGGCGCGAGAAAATTTGCTCTTTCCGGCCGTGCTCGTGAAAGTAAATTTTTTCGTAGTAGGTGAATAGTTCCGCTTCAGTCATCCATGTACCTTCCGCAAACCAGCATAAAAGTGATTGGGTAGAAGTCCGCTTCAGAGAGAGGCCGGACGCTGCATTCCTTGCGTGCCCTCAGCATACCGTCGATTCCTCGATTACATCTTCACCTGCGAAGTAGCCGCGAGTGCGCCCGTGAGGCGTTTGACAGAAGCGCGGTCATGCTCGGGAAGAGAGCGAAATTGGTCGAGGACCATTGACTCCTCTTCACTGAGGCTGGCGGCATCTATCGAGTGCCGACTGCCAGTGAGGACGAAGTGAACGTCCACAGCCATACCCTGCAAAGCCGTCAAGTAACGTACGTCAGGCGAACTTGACTCAAGCTCATACGCCTTCTGAGTTCCTCGGCTAACACCCGCAGCGATACCAAAATCGGTCTGGTTCAAACCCAGCCGATCCCTTTCTTCACGTAGGCGTTCACCTACTCCAGATAAAATGAGCACTTTTTTGATCAATACCAGTTGACTTGAACAGTTTTCTGCTCAAGAATCCTCACTGTCGAACACGATTAAACACGGTTGAACACTATGCATGTCCTTCTAACCCCCGAGCAAGCCCGCGCAGATCTAGACCGCCAGGGAAAAACTATCGCGGAATTTAGCCGCGAACATAGCCTGAACAAAAATTTGGTCAGTGATCTACTCAACGGACGCAAGAAAGGTCGTCGAGGCGAGGCACACCGGGCAGCAGTTCTGCTCGGGATCAAAGATGGCGAAGTTGCACAGTAGTGCGGCGAGCCAAGGAAGGGAACGAGAACATGAAGCGCCCAGTGCTAGAAACCAGACGCCAAGTAGTCAGTGCAGTTGTTTGCGCTTACCCAGGCGGCCGCGAATGTGCCGCAGCGCGCCTTGGCTATGAACTCAAGAAATTTGACAACCACCTCTACGAAAACGCCGGCAGCCGGCCATTGAGCGACGACCAGATTCATATGCTCGAGCGTGACACGAGGACCACGTTCTTTCCTGAATATGTGGCCTCCCTATACAACGGCATGTTCGTGCCTATTGCTGCCCCCGAAACCCTGGACAACATCGAGTTGTACAGCCGCTCAGTCAGCACCGCAGCCAAGCGTGGGGTGGTCGATCAGATCATCGAAAAGGCGCTGCTTGATGGCGTCATTGAGAAAGGCGAAGCGGCCGCAATTCTTGCTGCCCACAGCAAATACCTCAGCGCACGTCATGCCGAAGTGCTGGCCACGATTCAACTGCACAGACAGGAGGCAGACCAGTGAGCGTCTACAAAATGGTCTGCCCCCACTGCATGGGACGCATGCGTATCCGTACCAGCGAAGGCACCCACATTTTCCTTCGCGTGGCCTATCTGCAATGCGCAAACGAGGCTTGCGGATGGTCCGTGCGTGCCGAGTTTGAAATGACTCATGAAATGAGCCCAAGCGGTATGCCCAACCCAACCGTAAAGCTTCCCGTAGCCCCTGTTGCATTGCGACGCCAGGCCATGAAGTCCCAGGACGATCAGCCTGATTTGCTGGACTCACTCGATATGGAGGTTGAATACGCATGAACGCCATCACCTTGACGATCAATCCCGCCAACGACTACCGCGCTGCCATGCAACAAGCGGCTGTGGCCTACCTGTACCGCCAACAGGGACAGCACCTGTCCGGTGACCACCTCCTGCTTGAAAACTGCAAACGCTTTCTCGTCCAGTCGCTCGAAGTACCCGGACACCTGGTGCAGCGAATCGCTGAAATGGCAGTTTCCGAATTCGAAAGCATGACCACAAAACGTGTGGCTCTGCTGGGCATCTATCCGGCAAGCAGCGCTTATCGGTACCTGGTCTGGTTGTTAGATACCCAAACACAGAAGCGCTATCCCGTGCCGGCGCGCTTCTTACCGGCACGCTTGCTGACCTCTCGCTACACCTCGAACTAAATCTGACCCGCCCCTGACAGATGCCCGCCTTGCGTGGGTAAGGGGAAACTGCACTTTATTGGTGGCCGAAATGAGCAATATCACCATCCAACTGGAGCTGAACCAACAGCAGGCTGAGCAATACCTGCAGTGGCTTAACAGCCAGTACGACACCACCATGGCCGACGTTTGGTATTCCGACCGTTATCGGGATGTTCCGCGCGGTCAGCGAGCGCCAAAGGTACTTAAGGACATCCCGCACCTGGCTGGCATTTGCCGGACTCGCAATGAGCTGAAAAAGCAGCTCGACGTAAACACTGCGGAGCGTGCGCAGTGAAAACGATGGATCATCAATTGCGTAGCGATGTGCTCCAGCGACTCGAGGCCGACTTTGGTCTGCAGCACATGGCTGGCACCCAGTACATGCGCAAGGGTACGTGCCCCCAGTGCAACCAACGACGCCTGTTTTCCCGCTACGACGAGCCGTGGTTTATCCGCTGCGGCCGCGAACAGAAATGCCGGTACATGGAGCCGGTGAAAGAGCTGTACAGCGACCTGTTCGACGACTGGAGCAAGCGCGCTCCTGCCACCGACGATCAACCTGCTGCCAGTGCAAAGGCCTACTTGACCTTCGCCCGCGGCTTCGACGTTGGCCAGATTGAAGGCTGGTATTCCCAAGAGCATTACTTTGATCGGGATCTGAACATCGGCTCGGCCACCATTCGCTTTCCACTCGACAAAGGCGGCTACTGGGAACGCCTCATCGACAAGCCGAACCGCTTCGGCAAGAAGAAGGCGCGTTTCAAACCCGGCGAAAGCTACAAGGGTTTCTGGTGGGTACCGCCATGCGTGGACCTGCTGCAGGTCGACGAACTGTGGATTGTTGAGGGCATCTTCGACGCCATTGCCCTGGTGCAAAACGGCGTTCCCGCCGTTGCTGCACTGTCCTCGAACGCCTATCCAGAAGAATCGCTGAAAGCCCTGATCACCGCCCGCGCCGGCAAAACGCCGAAGCTGATTTGGGCGCTGGACAATGAACCAGGCGCGCACAAATACACCCGCATCTGGGTCCGTCAGGCGCGTGACCTTGGTTTCACCTGCGAGGCTGCGCAGATCCCACAATCCGACTCCCGCAAAGTTGATTGGAACGATCTGCACCAGCGCTGGGGATTCATGGAGGACGTCGAAGTCCGTGCCCAGCGGATCGACAAGGAACTGGAAGACGCCAAGCACCATGGTGCCCTGCTGATCGCAGAAAGCGCCGTGGAAAAGGCTCTGCTCATGTACCAGTGGCGCGAGCGCGAGGAATTTCACTTCGGCTTCGACTCCCGCCTGTACTGGTGGAAGTTGGACATCTCGAAGTTCAACAGTGCGATGCAAGCACTGGACGCCAGCGACAACCATGAAGACCAACAGCTCAACGATAAAGCACGTCGCGCCAAGGCGCTGCGCATGTCCGGGTGCGTGGTCGAGATCGCCAACTGCTACCCCAAGGCTCTCTATTTCCAGCGCAACGAGATCACCGACGAGTCCTGGTACTTCTTCCGCGTCGACTTTCCCCACGACGGCGGCTCGGTGAAAAACACCTTCACCGGTGGCCAGGTCGCGGCGGCCAGCGAATTTAAAAAAAGACTTCTCGGTATGGGTGCCGGAGCCGTATTCACCGGTAGCGGACAACAGTTGGACAAGATCATGAAAGACCAGCTTTTCGGCATCAAAACCGTGCAAACCATCGACTACGTTGGCTACAGCCGCGAGTACGGCTGCTACGTGTTCAACGACATCGCTATCCGTGAGGGCCAGCTTATTACCATCAACGAAGAAGAGTTCTTTGAGATGGGCAAGCTGAAACTCAAGAGTCTGCAAAAAGGCGTGAAAATCGCCCTGCAGAAGGACAACAAAGATTACGACACCCGCTGGCTGGATTTGCTCTGGCAATGCTTCGGTGCCCAGGGCACCGTGGCGCTGACCTTCTGGTTCGGTTCGCTGTTCGCCGAGCAGATCCGCGCCCGCTACCAGTCGTTCCCTTTCCTTGAGGCCACCGGCGAGGCCGGTGCTGGTAAAACCACCCTGCTCACCCTGCTGTGGAAACTGCTGGGCCGTGAGGGATACGAAGGTTTCGACCCGTCCAAATCCACCAAGGCCGGCCGTAGTCGCCTGATGGGGCAAATCTCCGGCATGCCCGTCGTGCTGCTGGAATCGGATCGCAGCGGCGACGATAAGGCCCATGCCAAAACATTCGAATGGGACGAGCTGAAGGACTACTTCGGCGGCGGCACACTGGCGACCAAAGGCGTCAAAACCGCAGGCAACGAGACCTACGAGCCACCGTTCCGCGCCACCATCGCCATCAGCCAAAACGCACCGGTCGTAGCGTCCGAAGCGATCATGACCCGGATCGTAAAGCTGCACTTTGTGCGGCCAACCGTGACGGCTGAAAGCCGCGCGGCGGCGGACCTTCTCAACTCCCTCGAAGGCTCGAAGCTCAGCAACTTCCTACTGCAGGCCGTTCGTAAAGAGTCGGAAGTGATGGAGCTTTTTGCTCAGCGCATACCCGGCTATGAAGCAAAGCTGCGCACCCTTCACAGCCACTGCTTTGCCTGCGAAACGCCATTCAAAAGCGAACACGATCACTGTGGCCATTGCGGCAACAAGTTGCGCGGCTACATCCGCGTCGAGCGGATCAATAAGAACCACGCCCAACTGCTCGCCCTGCTTGATTGCCTGCGCCTGATCGTCCCTCTCGGCGATCCGCAAATCAGCCACACCCGGACTCAAATCATCCGCATGGCGATCGAACGCCAATCCTCGATCAGTTCGGATCACCCGGTTGTGGCTGAGTTTTGGGAAGTCTACGAATACCTCGAAGGCCTGGATGCTGACGGCCCTGTGGTCAACCACAGCAAGAAGGACAGCACTATCGCCATCAACCTCAATGATTTCGTCAAGTGCGCGGCCGAGCACCGCCAGAAGGTCGCCGACATCAGCGAATTGAGAGATCGGTTGAAGGACTCCCGCTCTCGCAAATTGCTGGACACTAACAAGGCAACTGACAGCGCGGTGCGTGCCCACCAGGCCAAGCATTCCAACGCCACCATCACCAAACAACCGATTGTGAAGTGCTGGATTTTCCAGGCCTGAACGTTAATCACCCACAGGACAAGTGAATGCAAATTCAAATACTCGCCGGTGGTGATGCAGCGCCAAACCTGCAACACCGCGTTAACCAGCTGCTGAACCAGATCGGCAACGACCATCGAAAAACCGTGCAGGCCGACGCCTACGGCGCTGGTGGCCTCGTGGACATTTTGGAGGTTCGCGCCGCAGACGGTCAGCGCGAAATTGTGGCGCTGAATTGTTCGCGCTCACAGATCCAGGCGGTACTGGAGTGGCAGTCAGCCTCAGAGGACAACAACGAATTCGAAGGCTTGGAGCTGCACCTGGTGCGACAGCCAGACAGCGACATGTAACTCCGGCTGCAACCGGCCAACAATGAAAGGAGAGAACCATGCAACGCACCAACGAAACAGCCCATCAGGGCAGCAGGGAGTTGTTGAGCAACCTGATCAGCACGATCGCGACAGTTGCGCTTATCGCCTTCGTGGCCATGCAAGTGCCTGACGCACTGATCTGGCTCGCCAAGTAACAGGAAGTGGTGCCGAGAGGGCTGCAACCCCTCGACACCGACCACCACAGAAAGGAGAGAACCATGCAAGCCCAAACCTTCAACGTTGGCGCTGCAGAGGCTATCACAGACCAAACAGCACTCAGCCCTAAAACTCACACCCACATGGAAAGCGGTTTTGCCAAGGAGATGAGCAATGAGCAGCATTGAGTTTTTGACTCACGAACAAGTGTGCGAGTTAACGGCAGCCCGTACCAAGGCAGGTCAATTGACTGTGCTCACTCGGAATGGCATCCGACATACAGTCAAACGCAATGGATGGCCTTGCGTGACCACATTCGCTTTGACTGATAGCAAGCAGGTCGAATCGACAATGCCCAAATCCTGGCAGCCAAGGAAAGCGCTTTAAATGGGACGTAAACCTTCAAAACCGGCCAGTGTTGCCCGCCTAAGAAAACGCAAACAGCGTAGTGGGACTGTTTATTACTACTACGACACCGGCTCAAAGCCGCGCCGTGAAATTCCACTCGGTTCCGATTACGGGCTGGCCATCCTCGAGTACGCGAAGCTGGAAAAAACCCGGGTGTCCGCGGGGCTGGCGAGAACTGTGATCACTTTCGATTACGTGGCCGACCTTTACATGAAGGAAGTCGTACCCACAAAGGCACCCGCGACCCAAAAGGACAACGCCCGAGAGTTGAAGCAACTGTTGGTGTTCTTCAACGACCCACCAGCCCCCCTTGAAGCGATTGAGCCAGTGCATGTGCGACAGTATTTGAGGTACCGCTCAAAAACAGCACCGGTGCGAGCAAACCGTGAAAAGGCGCTGCTCAGCTCAATTTGGAATTTCGCTCGCCAGAGTGGATACACAGCCTTGGCCAACCCTTGCTCAGGAGTGAAAGGCAATAAAGAGCGGGGAAGAGACATTTACATCGAGGATGAATTGCTGCTGAAAGTATATGAGAACGCCGAACAGCCGCTGCGTGACGCCCTGGATCTGTTCTATCTCACTGCTCAGCGTATTGCGGACACGCTAAAAATGGACGAGCGAGATATCCGCGATGGCCAGCTCGCCGTTCAACAAGGAAAAACCAGCGCAAAGCGACGGATTGAGATAGTCGGGGAACTGAAAGCTGTGATCGATCGCATTCTGGCCCGTAAGGCCGGGTACAAGATCCGCTCTACTCGTCTGGTGGTGATGGAAAATGGCCAACCAATGACAACCAGTATGCTCAGAAAAAGATTTGATGACGCCCGCGAAGCCGCTGGCATCGAGAAAGCGGACTTTCAAATGCGCGACTTAAGAGCGAAGGCAGCAACAGATAAAGAAGAGTCGACAGGCAACATACGCGCTGCGCGAGATCAACTTGGACACACTACCGTGGGCATGACAGAGCAATACATACGGATGCGCAAGGGCCTGAAGGTGACACCGACAAAGTGA